TCATTTTTTTCCGTCTGCTCCGACTGGGGTATTAAAAAAGGGGAGCAGTATAAATTTAATGCACAATCTAATGTTGTTGAATTTTTAAATGGCAGTCAGATACTTTTAAAAGATCTTTATCAATACCCTGCTGACCCTAACTTTGATAGTTTGGGTTCTTTGGAGATTACAGGAGCTTTTATTGATGAGGCAAATCAAATTACCGAAAAAGCAAAGAATGTTGTAAACTCTAGAATTAGGTATAATTTAGACAAATACAAATTAAAACCTAAAATGCTAATGAGTTGTAACCCTGCTAAGAATTGGGTTTATGATTACTATAAACAATGGAGAGATAATGTATTACCTACATACCAAAAATTTATTCAGGCAAAACTTCAGGATAATCCCCATATATCAGAATTTTATGAAGAACAGTTAAGAAAGCTTGACCCTGCATCAAGAGAAAGGTTATTACATGGTAATTGGGAGTATGATGAAGGTAAAGATAAATTATTTGACTACGAAGCTTTAATGAATGTTTTTAAAAATACTGATGTAAAGGCAGAAGGAGAGCAATACTTAACTTGTGACGTTGCCTTAATGGGTAGTGATAAAATGGTTATAACAAGATGGAAAGGAATGGTTGTTGAAGAAATTATAACACAAGATAAAAGCTCTGCTCAAAACATAGAAACCTTAATAAGATCTATTGCTGAAAAATACGGAATTGATAGAAAAAATATAATTATTGACTCTGATGGTGTAGGCCAATACCTTTCTCATTATATGAAGGGTGTAACTGCCTTTATGAATAACGCTAAAGCGTTAAAAAAAGAAAATTATCGCAACATAAAAACCCAATGCTATTATAAATTGGCAGAACAGATAAATGTTGGTAATGTTTGGATTAAATCTAAAGATATTGATTTAAGAAATAGAATTATTGAAGAATTAGATGTTGTTAGAAGAAAAAATATGGATTTAGATGGAAAACTGTCTATTTTATCAAAAAAAGAAATAAAAACTATGATTGGAAGGTCACCTGATTATGGTGACTCTTTAATGATGAGAATGTATTATTTACTAGGAAGGGGCAATAGAGTCCTGGCTTGGGCTTAGAAAGTTCTAAACATTGTCTTAAAAAATGTAAAGAATTTCTTATTATTGCAATTATGAATCGTAAAATAAAAATACTGTGTGCTAATAAGACTCATCAAGAGATTATTTGTCATTATATAGAGCAAATACAGCTATATATTGATGAAATAACAAAAAGAGATGAAGATTTTGACGTTTTTATTAATGTTTTAACAGAATTAGTGCAAAAAAGCAATAAAGATGCCATTTTTTCATTTTTAGGAGAAGATTATAAAGAAAATTGGCTAAATCAACTACCAATGACTATTTATTATGCTGTTATTGGATATATGCACTTAATAGAAGTTAGCTTACTTGATTTGATTGATACAACAGAAAAACTTAACAATTTAGTGTCAGAAACACTTGAAGATCTTGATTTTTTAGAGGTTGATAATAGTGATTCTTATTTTAAAATAAATTTAAACTAATGATTGAAGTAAAATTAGGAAAAAAAACAGCTTTATTGCCTGAAAAATGGGAAGAAATTAAGTTTTCAAAGTTTTTAGACTTTATGAACTTGACAAGAACCTTTAAGACTCCAAAAGAAATAGAAGAAATGGATGTAGATGAAGATATAAGAGAATTTCATATTACTTTAGAGAATTTAAAAGTAAATACACAATTAGTTTCATTTTGGACAGGAATTAGTGAAGATGAATTAGCTTTATGTGATGTAGATGAGGTAGGGGAGGCTATAAAAGATTTAGGATTTTTAAGTACACCTTATAAGCCTATAAGGATAGAAAATTTTGTTTTTAAAAATGAAAAATACTTTTTACCAAACCCAGATATGAGTAAACAAACATTTGGTACTTATGTAGAAGCTGAACAGGTTGAAATGAACAATGCTAAATTAAAAAAAGGTAAAATAGAAATCTTACCTGAACAAATTGCTATTTTATGTAAAAAAGAAGGAGAGTTTTATATAGATGATGATGAAATTGACAAAAGGTCTGAAATTTTTAAAGAATTAGACATGGCAACAATTTGGGATGTCGGTTTTTTTTTGACTCGGCTAGAAAGTTTATTGATGGTAAGTTTCCTAACCTTAACAAAGGAACAACTGATACACAAGCAAAAGTTGCAGCAAAAGGAACAATAGATGGTTATGGTTGGTTAAATAGTGTATATGACCTAGCTAAAGATGGTATTTTTACGCTACCAACAGAAACACCATTAGATAGTGTTATGAAAACAGATTTATATACTGTTTTAACATATTTAAGTTATAAAAGAGCTTCTAGCGATTATGAGCAAACTTATAGTGATTTAGTAAATAAAAAAAATAAATTTAAATAATTATGGCATTTGAGTACACTAATGATTTTTTCAGTTTAATTAACACTTGTGCTACAGATGCAAGTATTGCTAATTTTAAATCTTTTATGTTTGGCAAACCTGAAGAAATAAACTTTGATCATAATATAAATTTTGGAGACTACACAAATGCTTGGAATGGTACTACCCCTACTAATTCCAATTCTCATGATTTATGTTTAGTTACATATCCTAGTTCAGAAATAGTTGATTTATATAAAGCTAGACATATATGGCAGTTTGATATTTTTGCTTGTAGACTGTTAGCTGACAGTAAAGTGAAAACTTTTACAAAAGCACAAAATTTTGGAGGATTAGATTTAAAAATATGGCAAATGCTTTTAGCTTTTAATTCTTGCTCAAATAGAGTTATAGATTCTAAGTTATTTAGAGATTATGGTTTATTTAATGATAAATTAATGGTTGTTAAGGCAAGTATTCAATGGGAGCTTAATAGTGTGTGTCCTGTTTCTGTAATAGTAGAAGAAATAGACGATTGTATAGATTAATATGATAGATAAAAGTATAATAAATGCGATTATAGGTGAACTTCAATCATCTAAACCAGAAATCCTTACTGAAATAAGAAAAGGATTAACAGAACAAAGAGCAGGTACTAGTTTTGCTCATAACTTTACAGGAAGAACTGCTAAAAGTGTTGATTTGAAAAACCCTATTTTTGACGGAGTTAATTTAAATTGGGATTTTGATTCTATACCTGGTAAAGGTTTAAATGAAGGAATTGAAAAAGGTAAAAAAGTTAATATACAAAAAATTAAAACTTGGGTAGGTAAAAGGTTTGGATTAGAAGGTAGTGAGAGAGATAGAATGGCTTATCATGTAATAAAAAAAATTGATTCAGATGGAAACCCACAAAAAAAGGGATGGTTTAATGATATTAAATCAAAAGTAGATGAAAAGGTTACAAAGGTAATGGAAAGGGCAGTATTACAACAAGCTGCTGTTATGGCTAATAAACATTTAAATAAAAAAATATAATATGGCGGTACAATGGAATATAGTGTCTAACACTCATGGTAGAATGGTTACTTGTCAAAAACCTATTGTAATTACAATGAGAACTAACAATATACAAGTTTCACATTTTAAAATTGATTTACAAATTAGAGCTTTAGAAGAAACATTAGATGATGGTGGATGGATTTCAACAGAGCTTAATGTTTGTGCTTATCCTGATGGTCCACCAGATAACAATAACTACACCTATTATACTGTAAATTTTGCAGAATACTGTAGCAATTATTTTAATCTATCCTCTCAAGTGCTAATGGACTCTTATTGCCCTAATAGCTCTATAATCAACCCTTTTATATTAACAGACCCAGGAGTTGCTAGTACTACTAATTTTAACTATATGTTTCAAAGAGAATTTAGAGCCAAAATACACCCTATTACTATAACAGGGGATGGAGCTTATGATGAAGAAACAGATAATTATGATTTCTGCAAAGAATTTATGTGTGTTAATTTAAACATTAACGATAACGAAACAACTTCCGCAAATAGTGTATTTGATAATATAAGAATAAATGATTTTGTTAACGGTTTTGTTACTTCTAATAGTAATAATGCTAATAATTACGGTCAAGGTTCTTATGGTTCAGATAAAAGACAAAAATTACTTACTAATATGCCAGGGGTAGCAGCTGTTGGACAAGAACCTGAAGAACCTGTGCAAACAATAAATTTAAAAGATAAAAAAGTTCATTGGGTTGGTTATGGTTGGAACTTTAATGATTTTTCAGCAGGAGGTCATATAAGAAAACATTATTTTCAAATAAGAAGTTTGTCAGGTGTTATTAATACTGTTAGTATATCTAGTTCAGACACCCCTCCATGGACTCAAACTAACCCCACAGATATAGGTTGGTTATATATAAATCCAATTCAATTACAATTTGCTTTAGATTCTTATGGAGTTGGTGCAGACCTTATACTTGACGGTTCTAGTAATTTAATGTGTAATAGAATAAAGGCTTGGGTTGAATTTATAGACAGTTCAGGAACTGTTCAAAGAACAAGCCCAAGTTTTACATATAATGTTATAAATAGTGTAAATGATAAAAAATGCAAAAGAGTTAGATTTATTTTTATTAACAAAAGAGGTCATTTAGATTGGTTTCATTGTTACGGAACTCAAGAAAAAAGCGTTTCTGTTGAAGGTGTTACCTACGAAAGACTATCAGAATTATATAAAGGAGTTAATGCTAAAAATGCGTCTGCTCCTGGCTTATCAAATTTACAAAATAAAAGAACTGACACTTATAAAATTATAAGTCAACCTTTAACAAAAAGATGGGCGGAATGGTTACAAGAGTTAATAACATCCCCAATGGTATGGGTAGAAGATTTTGTAGAAGGAATGGAAGTTATGACAAATACAGGACAGCAACTTGTAACTCAAGATAATGCAGAAGAATTAGGTGCATTTATTTGGCCTTCAAAACTTAATCCTATTATTATAGATAAAGCTTCTTATAATGTTTATAACACAGAAGATAATGTTCATTATATGGAGTTTAAATATATCAAAGCAAATCAAATGACAATACAAAAAGGATATTAAATGGCACAAAATAAGGAAATAAAAAAAGTAATTTTAGAGGTTGGACCTGAGTTATTGATTGAACAAGAAGTAACTACAGAGATAACAGAAGAAGTTGAAGTTGTTACAGGTTATAATGATGAAACTGAAATTCAAACTGTTGGAACAGGTGAGTATCAAAATATAATGTATTTTCCGTCAAATTGTGGTTCTGAAGATTACATAAACCCACCTGTAGGGCAAACTCAAAGTGATTTTCAGTATTACGTTGAACAACAAACAGGATTTCCTGATGATTATAATGAACTTACAGGATCTAGAAACCCTAAGCCTAACTTTACTTTTTTAGAAAATGACTGTAGTGGTCCTAACTCTCCTTATAACAATAGTTTTTATCAAAGTTTTGTTATAAATGATGTTTCAACTATAGGTCCTGCTCCAATGGAAATGAGTGAAAATTATAATAATGATGGTGTAGGTGGAGAAGGTTATGTTGATTGGATGCAAACAGATTATTCTATACAATATATGCCACAAACTTATTATCCTTTTGTAAATAATTATTTATTAACAAACATTAATGTTTATACAACTAATAGCCCTACATCAGACTTTTTAGGAGAATCTCTTAATGAGATGAATAGAATTATGCAATGGGAATTTAAACCAAAAATAAATAATGCTACTATAACAGGCAATGGAAACTCTAATGCTCATGCAGTAAAAAGTATTTGGAAATTCAAATGTGATAGGCCTGATGGGCAACCTAATTTCTTTCACTCTCCAGGACCTGTTGGTTTATCTTCAAGTGCTTGGGATAATGGGTATCAGTCAGATATGATTAATAGGGGTATAGGAGCTGACACTTGGGGATCTATTTCAATTTTTGATATTTTATGGGGAGCTGATCAAATACCAGGCACAAGTGATGATGGTTGGGAAAGTTGGGATAATTATTTTGTAAATGAAGAAGGACAATTATATCCAAGTAATGGTAGTTGGATTGGGATAGCTTGGAATGGTCAAGGTACTCCTGTTGATGAGTATAGTATAGCAAAGTTTAATCATAATTATCATGGATATACTTATGGAACTGTAGAAAGTCAAGAAGCTTATGTTCATAGATTAGACAATGGAGATATACCTCAACAATTTAGAGGAGACGATAGTGTTCAAGGAAAAACTCTTTATTTATATCCAACAGAAAACTCTCCATATCAAGGAGTTCTTATATTTGATGTTTTTGAAGGCTACAATGATAGTCTATATGTTAGAGGGCATAGTATGGGTATATTGGGCTTTATTAATATGTGTATTTCTATACAAGGAAACGCAGATTTAGGAGGGCAAAGTTTTAATACTATTAATGATATATCTGTTTTAGGAACTACTCAAGTTGATAGCCCACAAGGATGGGATATGTTAGCTTGGTATTCTGCATACGAATTTGTAGAATCTGAAATGGCTGAATTTTGGCCTACAGGAGTACCTATTAGTGTTCAAGGGTTTTTTAGTACATATAAATGTTATTTATCTCCATATATGCACTCTGGTGATTGGAATTACACTAGAACTGTAAATACTTCAGGAGTAGGCTCAGGGTCAAATCATTTAAGGTATGAAAGGCCAGGTGGTGAAATTGTGGGTTATAATTGGATGGGAGTTCCTCAGTACGGTAATTATGGCTTTAATGTGCCTTTAAATTTACAAGAAACAGCAACTGATAGTCATATTGTTGGTTCTGCTATAATGAGTCAATTTAATGATTATTGGCTAGGTTCTTATGGGGGTAGTAATCCTATGAATCAAAATATACAAAATAATTGGCAATCAGAACAAGCAGGTGAGGTTTTTCCAAATTCACCTTTTACTTGGTGGGATAATGATGTTCCTGATTGGGCTAACCCTGAATATAGTTATAATTCTGTGGGCAAAACCCCATGGAAAACATTACCAACATATAACAAAGGAAATGTTTTAGGATTTAAACTTTGTGATAAATCTATTGAATTTGGTTCAGAATTAGGTGATTGGGCTAAACTTGGAGGTTACACGTTAAAATGTAGAATACTTAGTATAGAAAACTGTAGAGTTGAAGTCTTAACAGATGTTCACAATCAATGGCAAAAAGATTTTATATCTAATATATCAAATGCTATAGACCCTATTTCAGGAGAACAATGTGGTTATACTAATGTTTGGACACAATCAGCTTATGGGTACACATACCCTTACACAATGAAAACATTAAGCACTATTGGACCACATACAGTTTGTTGCCCTAAAATATATAGCCCTTTTAAAAATGGAGAAAACCAAGGTTATGAAAATAAAATACAAAATAGACATTGTTGGATTGATTTATTAACTGTAGATGCTTACATAAGGCCAACAGGAGAAGAGTTTTCAGATACATATTTAAATGTTAAAAATTCTGTTAATATAAATAGTTTAGGACAAGAAGGTGATGAGTTTTATAATTATCAGGCTTCTTATTGGGAAGTTTTAAAAGTTGTACCAATAGACCCTACATTACCTCATCATGTTGAATTTGTTAATATAGAAGTTCATAAATCAACTTGGGATGCTTCTATAGTAAATGAAGAAATAACAGAACAAGTTGAAGTTGTTGTAGGGCAAACAGAAATAACAGAAACACAAGAACAAGTTATTGATATTGAATCAGAAATACTAACAGGTACTAGAATAGATTGGGAGCCTCTTGAAGTTTTAAATACTGAAAATGTGCCTGTAGCTTTAACATACTCTGTGAGTGATGTTAGAGACGTTTCAAAAAGAAGTGCTGGTTATTCTAAAACATTTGAACTACCTGCAAGTTCACACAATGAAAGAATAATAGGAGTTTTATCAGGCCCAGGTAGAAAAAGAGATGGTGAAAGAGTTAAATGGAGACACGCTAGAATTTCTTGTGGTGGAGTAGAGGTTTTTAAAGGATTTGCTAGAATAGAGGGGTATGATTCTGATAATGGCGGTAAATACAAATGTCACATTATAGAGGATCCTGTAACATGGGCATCATTAGTCGGTAATAAAAAATTATGTGATTTAGCATTACCTCATCATGATAAAAACGCATTTAATATGCACAGAGGTTTGCATCAAGATATAAACGATTTTACTAATTATAGCACAAGTGCTTATTATAGTGATGTAAATGTTGAAGGTAACCTAACAGGAGTAGGGACACCATACTTATATCCTGTTATAAATTATGGAACATGGGCTTCTGATGGTAACTCTATACTACCCCAATCTGTTCATCCTGGAGTATGGGTTAAGTATTTAGTTGATCAAATTTTTCACGAAATAGGTTATACTATTAAAAGCTATTTTATGAATAGCACTAAAAACAATGCAGAGCTTGATTTAAACGGAAATCCTATAGATGGATTTGAGTTTCCTGAATTAAGTGCTGACAACTCTTGGATAGGTAATGAAAACACATTTAGAAGGTTATTTATTCCATACACATCAGGAGATGATTATGATAATTCTGAAGGAACTTTAGGGGCAGATGGTGAAAATACTGTAGTAGCAGGAAGGTCAGAAAGACTAGTTTTTCAAGCTGCTATTGGAAATACAGGTATGGATGGAGGAGACAGTAATGCTAGTTTTCCTTATTTAATAGAGGAACAAGATCCTGGTAATAATTGGTATCAAGCAGATATAAGTGGAGCTAATAGTCTTAGTTTAGGATGTTCTAATGGAGTGACACAACAAAATGAGAATGTTAATGGTTATGGTGGTAGTATGGGCTATCTTAATAATACAGGTTGGGGTTTTGTAGCTCCATTTTCAGGTTGGTATCACATAACATATTATGCTGAGATTATACCAAGAGATTGTAGTTTTTCAGATTATCAAGGTGAAAAAGGACATACAGTAGTACAATTTCATTTAAATGGTGACATAATAAAACAAGTTGAGTCAGGTGGTACAGTTTTTGCAAACCCAACTCCTAATAACGCAAATCAGTATTATGAAAATGGTTGGACATCTCCTGTTGTTAATGGAGAGCAAATACAATCAGGAGATACAGGTAGTATAACAGAAAGTGGTGTTGTTAGTAGAAAGGTTTATTGGAAAGATGAAGGTAGCAATCAAAATGCTTATGATAGCTCAAACGGAAACTATGTTCCTGTAATGATTTCTATGGAAATATATCTAAATGCTTTTGATCAAGTTATGCCAGGTATATATTCAAAAAATGACAATAATGCTAATGATTGGTATTTATTTGGACAAAATCAAGAGTTTCACGCTTATCCTATGTCAACTACAGCTGCCCCTGAATCTGATGTAGATTTGTCAAAAGTTTTAGGATGTAGTATGTCACAGATGGATTTAATTAAAGGGTTAACAGAAATGTTTAATCTTCATTGGACTGCAGATTCAGTTAAAAAAGAAGTTTATGTTGAACCTTATAATGACTTTTATGGTTCAGGTAAAATACATGATTGGACACAAAAGGTTGATATGTCCTCTTGGAGTGACAAATATATTGTTGATGAATTGGCAAAAAATGTAACATTTAGATATGATTCAGATAGCTCAGACTCTATAATTGAAAGTTATGAAGAAACAAATGACCCTTTGTGGTCTTTAGGTTTATCTAATGATCAGCTATATAATAAAACTGATTCTAAAGATTTAGGTACTAAAATTTTCTCTAGCACAATACAGTTTAAAAGTCACCCTATAAATGAAGCTGACGAGTTAATGGGTGGTGATGGTACATACCCTTGTAATAGTTATTTCGGAACAGGTAACCCTGATATGCCTGTTATATGGGGAGATATGGGAATAGAAGATGATTATGATGAATGGGAAGATCCTACCCCCTTATTTGATTATTTAACAACTAACTCAAGGCCTGTTGATAATACAATAGGTAAATTTAAGACTAGAATACTATCTTATTTTGGACAAAAACCAATGGGTGGTAGTCAAAATCTTTCTTGGACTTCTAATAATGCTGGTTTAGTTACTGATATGAATGGTAACCCCTCTTTATCAGGTACTGTTAATTATATGGCAAAAGAAGGACAGGATTATCATTCTTTAGCTTGGGAGGACACTCTTGTCACAGGAGTTAATGGTGGAACTTCTTACTCAACCCCAGGTTTGTACACTAAGTATTGGGCTAGACATTATGATAGAGTTAACCTTAAAGGTACTTTAAGAACTTGCAATATCGCTTTAAATGCAACTGATATTAATAAATTTGATTATAGAGACATTATATTAATCCGTTTTGGAAATATGGCTCATTACTATACTGTAAACAAAATAATTGATTACAAGCCAGGAAAAGATGAATTAACAAAGGTTGAGCTACTTGGTTATGATTTAAAAAGAAATATAAAGCAAGAAGATTTTTCTTATAAATCTCAATCTTATAATGTTAAGCCTAAAGACCCTGTAAAACCTACAAAAAATAAAAAAGTAAAAAAACAATCTTTTAAGAAAACAAAAAAAGGAGGTTTAGTTGCATCTAATCAAACTCAAAATAAATCAATGGGTAGTGGTATTGCCATAGGACACGCTGTGGAGGCTCGTAATAAACAAACTGTTATAGGCAGATTAAATATACCTAATCATACAGATTCTTTTCAAATAGGAGCAGGTTATGTGACATCAAGTGGACAAGTTGTTAGAAAAAATGCTTTAGTGATTAATGAAGAGGGTGAAGTTGTTGTGAATGGTGGAGCTATTTGTGCTGACTTTACAACATCAGATGGCTCTTTAACTGTAACTAATGATATTTACTATGTAGATGATAGAGATGGTAAAAGAAAAAAAATATATATACAAGAATAAAAATTTATTAATATGGCTAAAACCTTATATACATTTCAGGCAGATTTAAAAGAATTAGAAAGATTAAATAAACTTTTTAAACAGACTACTAAGGAGTTAAAAGCCATGGAAAAAAATACAAAAACCACTAAAAAGGGTTTAGAGGATAAAAAGAAAAGTGTTGACAAATTAAATACTAGTTTAGAAACTACTAAAAATAAAGCAAGAGGAGTTGTAAATGCAACAAATCAAGTGTCAGGAGCAGGTAGAAATATGACTAATGTTTTTAAGTCGGCTGCTGTTGCTATAGCCGCAGCTTTTACTGTTAGAGCTATTGCAGGAGGTATTAGGGGAATGATTAATGTTTTTAAAGAATTTGAATCTAGAATGGCTGCTGTAAAAGCAATATCAGGAGCAACTGATAAACAATTTAAAGAATTAAATGAAAGTGCTTTAGAATTAGGTAGAACAACAGTTTTTAGTGCTGCTCAAGTAGCAGCTTTACAAGAAGAGTATGCAAGATTAGGTTTTACTACCGAAGAAATACAAGCTGCTCAAAGAGCAACTATAGATTTAGCAGCAGCGACAGGTGAGGACTTGGGAAGTGCTGCAGCAACTGCAGGTTCTGTTTTAAGAGCTTTTGGTTACGAAGCTAGTCAAACTCAAAGAATTGTAGATACTATGGCTGCGTCATTTACAGGTTCTGCCTTGAATCTAGAAAGGTTTTCTGAATCAATGAAATTTGTTGCCCCTATTGCTAGAAATGTTGGTTTTACAGTAGAAGAAACAACTGCTATGATGATGAAACTTGCAGACGCAGGTTTATCAGGATCAATAGCAGGTAACGCTTTAAAAAATATATTTTTAGATTTAGGTAATTCTAGTTCTAAATTATCTAGATATTTAGGAGGTCCTGTTAATAGTTTAGAAGATTTAGTTGTTAAGCTACAAGAATTAAAAGAACAGGGATTTGGAGCTACACAAGCGGCAGAACTGTTAAATAAAAGAGCAACTCCTGCCTTTCTTCAATTAATAAATAGTGCTGATGGTTTAGAAAAAATGGCTTTTGATTTAGCTATGGCGGATGGGGCTGCTAAAGAAATGGCTGCAATAAGGCTAGATACTCTTGAAGGTGATATGGTTTTATTACAATCTGCATCAGAAGGTTTAGGTATAGCTTTAACTGACACATTTGATATTACTTTTCGTACTATTATAGGTACACTTACAGGATTTTTACAGTCTTTTGCAGAAAGTGAAACAGCTTTAAAAAGATTTAGACAAGGAGTTACGTTACTTGCAGGAGCTTTAATTTTTCTAACAACAAAAATGGCTGCAACTAGAGCTATAATTCTTTTAACAACCATTGCTTATAGAGGTATTGCTACTGTTCAAGCGATTTTTACTGCAGCAACAAATGCTTCAAGTTTTGCTTTAGGTAGAAAAATAGTAGGATTAAAAACAGCTGCTAGTAGTATGACTCTTTTAGGTGGTAAAACAGTTGCTGTTACAGGATGGATGAGAGCCTTTAATCTTGTTTTAAAAGCTAGTCCAATAATGTTTGCTGTTAGTGCTGTTATTATGTTAGCAGGAGCTTTTACAGATATGGGTAATGATATAGAAGATAGCACATTTAAACAACAAAGGTTAAGTCAATCTTTCACAAAAGCAAAAGAAACACTAGGAGAGCTTACAGAAGGAACACATGAATATAGAACTGCTGTTAAAGACTTAAGTTTAAGATACGCACAATACTTTAAAGACTTGGATTTAGAGATATTAAAAAAAGAAGAAATTTTAGCACTAGATGCTAAATTAGCAGGAGAAATAAACAAACAAACAGGTGAATTAAAATCTGTTCAACTAGAACAATTAACTTTAGTTACAGAAAATTATGATGCTATGAGAAACTCTACGCAAAAGTTTATAGTTGAAACTTTTGCAGCACTTAGAGATTTACCTGCTACTGATGAGGTTAGAATTTTATTAGGAGATATTATAGAAATACCTGAAGATGCTACAATGGATGATATTTTTGAGAAATATGAATCTTTTATCCGAAGGTTAAATTTGATAGAAACAAAAGGACAGAGTGGTAGAGATGCTGGTGGTAATTTTTATTCAGGTTTTGAAATGATGGAACCTTTTGAAGATACAGTAGATACTGAAGATTTACAAGAGCGTTTTAATGAGATAATAGGGCCAGGTGGTGTTTTAGAAGGATTGTTTGTTAAAACCAAAGAACAAGTTAACATGAATAGTGAGGAGATTAAAAGTATTTTTATTGGAGCTTTTGATCTTGATAGACTTAACCAAAGTGATTTAATAGTAGAAAAATTAATTCCTCAAATAAAAATGATAGAGGGGTTAGGTTTAGACGCTGTAGCTCCTTGGGAAGGTTTGCCACCAGCATTAAGTGAGCTAAAAAGAGAATTAACTGCTTTACAAAAAGAATTATCGGCTGTTATTGGAGATGGTAATGAAAAAGATACTACTAAAGTAAGGCAAGATGTTAGAGCTAAGTATATGGAGGACTTAGAAGTATTTAGAGATATGGAAGATACTGCAGCTCAAGAACAAGAAATTGCAAGAACAGAAGAGTTTATAAGAAACGCAACTTTATTAGAGGAGTATTATAATATAGAGGCTACTGAAGGCGAAACTGCAGCTAAACAATTTAAAGCAGCTTTAAGTGATAGGGGGGAGGGTATAGATCTTTTTATAAAAGAATTTGATAAAGCTAGAACTGATATGGAGGGAAACCCTATAACAATAGACAGAACTATATTAATTGAAAGAGAAGAACTAGAAAGGCATTTATCTAACCTTATAGCCAATATAACGAAAAGCACTAAAAAGACACAAAAAATAGAAGATGATAGTTTTAAATTAAGATTAAATAAAACTAAAGATTATTATAAACAACTAAATCAGTTACAGGCAAAAATGTTTGAAGATGAGATGTCTAGACAGTTATCACAAGCTGATGCTACGCTAAAAGTTAAAAGAGAGGAGCTTTCAAAAGAATTAGAGTTAACTGAAACAAACGCTGAAGAAATAAAAAGAATACAAGATAGAATGGTAAGTGGGAAAGAGGCAGGTAAATTTTTAAAAGCAAACAAAAAGAACTTTGATGTATTAAAAAATTTAAGTTTTGATGTTTTAAAAGAATTAGAAAAAGGACAAAAAGAAGTTATTGATTCTATAACAGGAGAAAAATATGTATTGTCAGAAGTTTTAGATGAAATGATAAAAGAGGAGCAAACTAAAGGTAAAAACAATAAACATTTTTTAAGATTGCTAGAATTTCAACATCAATCAGATATAGCTAAAATAAAACAACAAGCTTTAGAGCAGTCTTTAAGATTAGAACAAAAACTTATATCTCAATCAAATGCTTTAAGGTTAACTAGTGTTGATTATTTTTCAGGTAACTATGGATTGTTTAAAAAAGAAGCGGAAGATTTTTATGATACTGAAGTTAAGCTTATAAATCAAAATGCAGAATTAGTAAAAGGATTAAGGTATGAGCAAGAATTATCAGTTTTAGGAAGTGATTTAGCAAACACAATGAATCCTGAACAGTATTCAACTTTTTTTAACACTTTAGAAGATATGCAAAAAGAGCTAATTGTTAATGGTGAAGTTGTTATGAAAAATGGTTCTGCTGTTATGGTTGCAGATTTTGATAGACAATTAGATTATGCTAGAAATGTTCACCGTCAAACAGAAGGTACTTATGCAGACACAGAAGTTATAGTACAAAATACTAATGATGCTATACAACATATTGATAATCAAACTAAAAGTGATTTGATGGCATCTGAACAAAATTTTCAAACTACAAAAGGTGATTTGTTAGCAAATGAAATTCAAATGTATGCAGGTTTATATACTCAAGTGTTTAGTATGTTTGATACCTTTTTGCAAAATGTAGAAGAAAGAGAAAGACAATCTATTGATGATAGATATGACAAAATTTTAGAAGATCAAGATAGAAGAATGGAAAGGGAGCTAGAGGTTGCAGAACAATCAGGAGCTGATCAAGAAGCTATTAGAAAAAAATATGAATTATTAACTCAAGGGGCAGAAAAACAAAGAGAAAACGAACAAAGAAATGTAGATAGACAAGCTTTTAATAGAAAAAAAATGAATGATATAGCAAGTGTAATTATGAACACCGCAGTTGCATTAGCAAGAAATTTTGCAGAAATGAATTTCTTTGCTGCTTTAGTAAATAATCCTGTTATTCTAGGTTTAATGGCAGCTCAAATAGGGCTTATATCTGCTCAAAAATTTACAGGAGCTAAAGGTGGTTTGATACCTCAATTTGCACAAGGTGGTATGGTTTATGGACCTAGCCACGCACAAGGAGGTGTTAAGTTTAATGCAGGAGGTAGGGTAGTTGAATTAGAAGGCGGTGAAGCTGTTATAAACAAAAAAAGCACAGCTATGTTTCATGGACAACTTAGTGATATGAATGTAGCAGGTGGAGGTAAATCTTTTGCTACAGGAGGGGTGACACCAGGAACATCTAATGCTTTAGCAAACGCAAGTAGTAGTCAAGATTTAATGAGTTTAGCAGAAACAATAGTTACAGGGATTAATAGTAAACAAGTTAGAATATCAGAATCTATTATAACAGATGCTCAACACAATGTTAGCGTTTCTGAAGCTAATGCAAATTTATTTAATTAAAAACACTATATTTGTTTATGAAAACATTATGTATATTATTTTGGGATTTAATTATTGGTAATGGAGTTAAAAAAGCTAGTGATAAAAAATTTAATAACAGAATGTCTATGTGTAGAAAAAACATTTGCAAGTCATACAAAAAACCATTAGGGTTAAAACCTTTAGAAAAATGTGGAGCTTGTGGTTGTTTTTTAAATGTAAAAGCAAGAGTTGATGAGTTTTATATAGATTGCCCTAAAGGATTATGGATAGAGAATTGACATTACTAGAAAAGTTAGAAATATCTAAAACATATAATGATGTTATTATTTTACCTGGCAGCACTAGAAAAAACGCTTTAAAAAAAGAAGCTCTTTTAAAGTTATTAAGTTATCATAATGATATATTTAAAACTTCTTATGGAAAGCATAATACAACTTGTCACAGTTGTGTTAGAAAAATTATGAGTAATATGAAAGAATTAGTAGAAAAATGGCAAATAAACGAAAAGTAGTATTTGAGTTTAGGGATATAATGTATAATCAACTTTCCAATAGATTTGGTAATGGCTTTTTATTAAAAGATGTTATATATCATTTTACTGAAGCTGGGATTATACCTCCTAAAGTTTTAAGAAATTATATGATAATAAAAGATTTTGATAAATACTTAATTGAAAATAAAGGACACGTTGGTAACACTTTTATTGATTTATCTGTTAAATATAATTTATCAGAAAAACAAGCAAAAAATATAGTTTACAAGCAAAGAGAAAAATTTACTGTAGGTAAAAATATAATAGATTAATAATCAAATTCTATATACCCAACATCACTCCAAACTTTTTTTGCGTGTAAAGTGTGTATGTGTGAATCTTCTTGAAATAAAGAATCCATTAATCCCTTTGCTAAGTTATCTACGTCAGGCCTTTGTTGATGTGGTTTTTCTTGCATCTCCTTCTTTTTCTTCTTGCTCCAAGACTTAGGCATAGGTACACCAAATTTAACTTTAATAACATCTTCTATTACTATTCCATATAAATCTAATTGTGCCTGTAACCTTGTTTTATAATCCCAATATCTTATAACGCAAGGCCTTTTTTTCCACCTATCTGATCTTGTCATTCTAGGTTTAGCTATTGGTGTTATTAAAAATGTTTTTTTCATTTTTTAAAATTTCTTTAATTAAATAATACATTACATCAACAGTCATACTGTTACCTGCCTGTTTATATAGTTGAGTGTCGCTTAAACCATCTTCTTTACATTTGTAATAAAACTTATCAGGAAAACCTTGTAATCTAAAACATTCTAAGGGTGTTAACCTTCTTATTCTTTTAGTATTAGAACTTACAGCACTACAACTTGAAAGATACTCACTTGAACTACCTGCTCTACCTATAGCTCCTGTTATAGTTCCATGAACATCAATTATTTTTGGTTCTAAACCACCACCACCACAAGTGTTTAATGCAGGAGATATTCCCTCAGGATCATAAACCCTACCTCTTTGAGGGTTATCAAAATTACCTGTATCTACTATATTGCCTATTTGTTTTATATTTTTATCAACTTCTATAGCTTGACAATTACCTGTGTCTATACAATAAGTAGTTCCATCTTTTTTCTTTAAATGTCCTGTTCCTCCTTGTTTTGGATTACCACTTCTAGGATATAAGCTATGAACAGTAATTAAGTCATCTGCTCCTGTTCCTCCAACCTTTAAGCTACTCATAACATCTTTTTCTATATTATGAAATTTAGCACCAAAACCATTACCATTTTCTTTATTTCTTTTAGTATAAGCTTCTAATTTTTCAACAGTTTCTTTTTTTAAATAAAACTTATCTCCCACTTTATCTTCTAGCAAATCTTTTAATTTAACTGTTAATGGCATTTCTTTTGGAAATTTAAAAGTATGTTCATCTTCTCTAAACCCTACAATAAAAATTCTTTCTCTATTTTGAGGAATACCAAAATCTCTTGTATTTAAGATTTTGTGATATATATGATAACCTAAACTTGGTGTTTGGTTTTCAGCAAACAAACCACCTCTAATTGATTTATTAACAGTTTTTGCTAAAGCGTCTATAATAACTTTAAATGTTTGTCCACCATCATGATTAGTTAAACCCCTTACATTTTCTAGTATAAAGTATTTAGGCCTTTGCTCTTTAAGATATTGTAATAAATCAAAAAACAAAGTGCCTCTACTATCTTCAAAGCCATCTCTATTACCAGCTATACTAAAAGCCTGGCAAGGAAAACCTGCCACATACAAATCAACATAAGGAGTTTCTTTATGATTTCTTTTTGTTATATCGTCATAAAATACACCTGGCTTGTAATTTGCCAAATAGCTTTGTTTTGCATATTTATCATAATCACAAGCAAACATACTTTTATGTTTTACTCCAAGCTTAATTAAAGCCTGTTCAGGGCTACCTATTCCTGAAAAATCTGTTCCTATTTTAATTTCTGAATTGATCATAAAAATACAAATTTATAAAAATTAAACTAATAAAAAAAATTACAAAATAAGCAATATAACTACTCATCTTTTTTAAGTTTTTCTAACTCAAATTTTAAATGAGCCATAGCTTTTGTTATACATTCATTCGGAGTAGAGTGTTTTCTAGCAGCTCTTAATAAGTATGTTACTGCTGTACCTATATTATAAGATAATTCAAAATCTTCCACAACTTTTCTTGCTTCGTATTTATACTTATTACCTATATAATAATCAGGTATATCTATATCTACCACATCTTTTTTATCTAAACATTCAGTATCTGTGTTATAAGTTAAACCATCAACAGAATCAAATTCATAAGACCCTGCTGAATCTGTTTCAAATGTTTCGCTTATAATTGCATTTTGTTTTGCCATAATTACATAATTTTTAATTGATTAATACTTTCTTTTTTATACATTGAGAAATCTTGTTCCTCATCTAATTGATTATATCTTCCGTTTTGTATATTATATTTAAAAACAGATTCCCCTATCTCACCTATATGTCTAAATTTAACTTTTTGAACATATACATGACTATTACCTGTTTGAAAATCTCTATATACAGTTATACCATTATCAACTTGATTATAGAAATTTGCAGAACCTGCAATATCATATAAAGTAGGAACTTCATATAATCCATTATCTTTTTTACTCATCTTTCTTGGGTGTGCTACAAGAAATATATGTAAATCATATTTTTGTTTAAATATAGTTAATTTAGTTAAAAACTCATTAATGTACTGTGTTTCACTTTGTCCATTAAAACTTGCGTGTATTTTATTATAAGGATCAATAATTAAACCTTTAATACCGTATCTTTTAACTAAACCTGCTGCAGCTTTTAAAATCTTATCTATAGTAAACACATCACCATCAGGCCTTATCCAATGATAATGTTTAGATATAAACCTTTTAGCCCAGGCTAATTCACCTCTACTCATTCTTTCATACATAGTATCTTTTCTAAATGATTTACCTACAAATTTTTCTGCTAATACTGAAAAATGTAAAGATAGAGGATAATGTTCAGGTGAAAAGACACCAAAATTCCAATTATGTTTGGCAGATAATCTCATACATATATGCTCAAGCCAATTACTTTTACCATGCGTTGGAACTCCTGTTATAACTGTTAATTGTGATGTAGTAAAAGAAAACTTTTCATCAAAATCATTATGCCCTGTTAAATCACCTCTTTTTAATCCCTCATTAAATAAAACATCTATATCTTTGTCAAACAAATTAACATCAATAACACCTTCTAATGGATATGCTTTAGCATTTTTTATTATTTGATTTAATGAATCAATACCTTTATTAGCTAACAAATCATTAGAATCTTTATAACCATCAAACTCAACCCTATAACAAATATCTCTACCTAATCTCCTAGACAATTCTTCACTTAATTTTACACCTGGCTCATCTATATCTACTGCAATATAAACTCTTTCTAAATCTTCTGATAAATCTTTTAAGTATTCTAGTTTTAAATTAGATGCTCCATTAGGAACTGATATGCAATTCTTTATTCCTGCTTCATAAAATGATAATTTATCAATCTCTCCCTCTACAATAATAATTTCTTTTTTGCCTACTATATCATCTAAACCATAAAGTATTCTTTCTGCATTTTTAACCAACTTAAAGTTTTTATCACCATCCCTATACTTTACATTTATTAATTCATTATTTCTATAATAATTAAACTGTATAGTATTTCTTTCTTTTTCACATTGTGGCATATATTCTTTACCCTCAGATACTTTATTTGCTAACAAAGTTTTTTCAGATATACCCCTTTCTTTAAAATAACTTAAAAACTCTTTAGTATATACTGATGTTATAGTTTTTGGTTTAGGTTTTGTATAATTAATCTCTGCCATATAATTATGTTTTTTTAAAGCACCAGCCCATCCGCAATTATGACAATTCCAAATTCCCTCATCTATATTTACGGAAAGACATGGTTCTGATTTTTTTCTTCTTTCATGAGAACATTTTGGACACTTGACTTTAGTCTGCCCAGATGATCTTTTTATTTCTATGCCATATTGATAAAATGAACTCATAATATCATACCTTTTAAATTACCATCTGATATTCCTTGTCCATTACTATCGTATTCATCATTAAAACACTCTTGATTTAACCAAGTTGATGCGTGTTTCCTAAACTTTTTATCAGGAGTTGATTTTACATATATAGGAGTAACACTAATGGCTTTATTACAATCCTCTAAAGTTAAAGTAATAAACTTTTGTTTAGCTAATTTTTTACCTATTGGTTTTTGATATAAATTCCAAAAAGTTTCAAACAAAACTTCCTTTTGTTTATTATCTGTATTATTAACTTTATTATTATGTTTTAACTTTTGTTGTATAGGGTTTTTAACTTTTGTTAAAGAGGTATGTAACAATCGTTTGTTACCCTCTTTTTGATTTATAGTTGAAGTTAAATAACCTTTATTTACTAGTGAATTAATTACAAGAGATACCCTGGTATTAGAAAGTTCAAAAAACTTTCCGAAATAAGCATTACTTGCATAACAGCCCCCACTATTATCCAAGGAGTCTATTTCAACCAGGAATACCTTTTCTTGTAATGTTAAATCTTTTGATAGCCAAATGTAGTTAGGAATCCAAATTCCTTTAAATTTTCTTTTCATTTGTTTTGTTTTGTTTGTTGTTGTTTATTGGAGGAGCAGGGCTATTAAACCCTGCTATTAACCTATTCCTCCGTACCATTAAAATGGGATGTATTAAAATGGTAAATCATCATCTTTTTTAGGGTGAGTAACCCATTTCTCTTCTTTTGGTTCTGAAGCTTTGTTAGCATCAGGTGTCCAAGTATCTACCTTTAAGTAGTGAGTCACACCCTTATCAGATGGTTCTTTTCTTCTATTAAGAATTAAATTACACCATCCATTTTTATCAACCTCTTTTAAATCGTTAATAAAATCTTCAGTTTTAATACTAATTTTCATTTGAGAACCTCCATTATCAAATGTTCTTTCCTTAATAAGGATTCCGTTAATATACTTTGTTTCTTCCATGTTTTAAATTTATTTATTTAATGTTAACAACTTCTTTTTTTTCGCATTTAAAGTGTCAATTAGATTTTGAAGTTGCTTTAATTCTAATGACAAGTCTTTTACATCTGCTTCCATTATTTGACTCCAATATGATTCTGATATAATTTCATATAAGTTTCTAAACTCTTTATAAAATTTCATATTATCATCATAATTTGAAACATAATGATGTACTGTAGAGTGATCTCTGCCTACTAATCTACCACTTTCCATCATTGTTATTTCTAACTCTTTATGTAGCATATAACCTACAATGTGCCTTGGTAAAATGTATTGTTTATTTCTTTTTTTACTAACTATATCTTTTCTATTAACACCTGTTAAAGCTTCAGTTACATTAAAAAGTAAATTAATTTTATTTTTTTTAATAATATCTTTCATTATAAATATCTTTTGCTTTACTAAAAATGTTATTTAATTTCTGTGTTGAGGAATTGTTTTTAATTTTATATAAAGCTGTTATAAATCTTTCTTTTGGACTTTCAATAGACATAAATTCATCTATATCATTATCACATACTCGTACCGCAGAGTAACCTAAAATATCTTTAAAATATAAAGATAAAGTTTTAGATGGCACATTAAACTTATGAGGACTTTCACCTAAAAACCCCATACCATCAAACTTTTCTTTTCTATAATAAAATATAGGTTTTTTACTCCACAAATGTTCTGGTATAGCATTGTAAAAAGAAATAAATTTTTCTATTCTTAGTGAACCACTTTTCCAATTAAGTATATTATTCACCATTAAATTTAAAATCCTATGAGTTTTTTTAATTTCCCTGCTCCCTTTTAAGGAATTTGTAAAATTGATCCCTGCAATCTCTTGGGTTGTCGTTTTCTTTAAGTTCATAAATAATTTGATTTGCTTGTTCGTAAGTTAATTCTTCTAGTTTCATGTTAACATATTTAGAGCCGACTGATGATGTTTGACATAATCCCTCTATTTTTGATATTTGCCACCAGGCTATAGGTTTATCATCAAGTACATCATCAATCCAATCTCCTGCACTCATATTATTTGTTTTTGAA